ACGCCAAGACTTACCAGATCAGAATAGACACCAAAAAACTTGGGCTAAATATAAAAAAATAGAAGAACCTGAAACCCAATATGAAGTACATGGATTGAATGATAAAACCAAACATTGGTCGGATGCCGGAGATGGCTCTATAGCACACTATGGTGATCATTTATCTGGATACCCCACTGAAACGGCAGCTCAATACCATGCCGCTAACGGTCCGGGCGAGAATCTTAGAGATCCCTACCCAACAGTCCAAATAGCCAAAGATCCAGGCAGCTCGTTTAATAGCGAACTCCACCAAGGACTATCAGAATCCAACGGCCATTACGCAGACGCTCGCGAGCCAAAAAACTTGGGCTATGAGCTGGGCGAAGCTACTAAACAGGTTATTGATGGCAGAGACACCTACCATGCGTTTCATGCGAGCCCAAGTGGTAAGTATACTCATGTCGGCCAATATGATATTGATCCAGAAAGTGGAGAAGTCGATTTAATGAACGGTTCTCATCACCCAGATCATGAGCACATACACCCAACTATGCAAAGTGCAATAAAAGATTTGGTGAGTCATCAAAAAGCCCAAGCAGACCACAGCAAATCCTTTGACGAGGCTAATCCACACATGTCTGATCTTCTCTACAATGAAAATCCCGAAAAACTTACCATGCACAATAAGTCTTTCCAACATTTTTTAAAAACTGGTAAAGCTCTACCTTTTACTCCAGAAGAACATTTAGATCACATAAAACAAACAAATCCAGATCTCGGGGAAAAACTTGATCCATCAACCAAACATTAGTTAAGAGTGAGAGATTGTGGAAAAGCTAAAATTAGCTAAAAACGGTCAGTGGGAATTGATTGCAAAGAATGACGATGATGATCTCTCTGCTTACTTCACCCCTGCTTCTAAAGCAAAAAAGGCTGAAACGCCTTATACATTTAAGTATTCTCATTCTGCTGAACACTTGAATGCTCCAACAAAGGGAGCAACTATATCCACCAGTGGAGAAGCTCAAGAAGACTGGGGTGATCTTCCAGGCGATCGAAATCATTATTTCGATGTTTATCACGGCGATAAGCATTTAGGTAAACACTTGATAACCACTAGGCATTGGCCTGGTGATGATGCGCCTGATGTCGATGCTTGGGATCCGACGACCGACTCCGACAAACCCGGTGTGACGCAAGATGATCATCACAACGTGCTAAATCAAAGCCTTAAGCAATTGCACGCTAAGAATCCGCAAGTACACCTAGGAAGCGATACTAATAGTGCTAAAAATGCTACTAATTATCACTCTAAATTAGAGGAAGCCTTTACAAAAGAAAATACTTCAAAGGCAGGGAATTTGCATGAACGCGGTCTAGATCATATTAAAAATTTAGATCCAGCTCCCACCTTTCACTAATTAGTATAATTGGCTTATGGCCAAGAAGAAACCAAAATATAATAAAGATGCTGCGATCAGAGGGGCTTTAAGAAGAGCTTTCGCTAGATCACCATTTGTATATGAAATCGTCCAAGAGTCTAGAAGAGAAGTGCCTAAGTACAATAAAGACGGCAGTCTTGCTAAGAAACCCCATGTGCAGCGTCAATGCGAAGTGTGTTTACAGTGGGTAGGTAGCACGAAGATCGTAGTCGATCATATGTTGCCTGTTATCTCTGTGGAGGATGGGTTCCAAGATTGGAATGAGTTTATGGAACGTCTTTGGTGTGATCGCTCTAATCTCCAACGCATCTGTTCATCCTGCCACGATGTTAAAACTCAACAGGAAAGAATAGAGAGGTTGGTTATTAAGTACACTAAAGAATTAGATATATTAGAACTTACTTCTACACCTTCTACTTTTAAAGAGATAATAAAGCAACTAAATAAGTATATCTCTAAGAAGAAAAGTGAAGGTTTAATTGGAATTGCCACTCGTGCGGCTGATTTAAAAACCAAGATTCTTAAAAAATATGTATAACCCCTATCGGAAATAATATCTCATATCTAATAGGAGTTTCTATGGCTAAAGCATCTACTCGTAAAATATTATCTAAGTCGTTTCTTGATAACAATCAATCTGTTGATGAAGATACAGCTACACAACTTATTCTTAGGTCTATTCAGAAGATCCGCCTTGTAGAGGAAGAAAGAGAGCATGATGACCAGCTCGTGGCTGCTAAAAATATCGCAAAGGAGCTAGGATCGGCTTATAGTAGTGCTATTAAATACGAAAGAGCCAAAATTCAATATCTTTTAGAGAAGATTGGTGAAATTCAGGACGGATCAGTAAACCCTAGCTCAGGTGCTAATGCTTAACTCCACTCTATGGAGACTAAACTTCTATAAGTTTACAAAGCGGCCAAATTAAGCCGATATTCTGATAGAATTAATCTCTGGTGCAATTAACCCTATAAAAGGACATATTATGGAAAATCTTATTAAAACAGCTAATGGACAGTGGGAACTAGAGACCCTAGAGACCCTAGAGAAAACAACACGATCTAAAGTGCCAGATAAAGCCGTGCATTATCATACAGATGATAAAGGTACTCATTATTACCATATAAAAAATAAAGATGGCCGTAAGATTGGGGCCGCTGACTTTCATCCTGACGAGGACTCACCAGGGTTTTATGGTGCAAGTGAAAAGCACTGGGGTTCAGCCGCTGAAAATAAGGTCAGTGATCAAATTATGAGTCATGCTAGAAACTTTAAAAAATCCCTTGAAAGCGAGTCTTTTACTAAGAGTAGGAAGCCAGATTCAGTAGGCAATAAATAATGACGTTAAAAACCGATTATTTCGATGGCTTAACAGGCCTTCACACTAAGATGAATGATGCTTTTGATGCAGGGACAGCATTCGTTGTTACAAATTCAGTAACCCTATCGACTGATCTGAAGTCTGCGGCTGAACAAGGGAAAACCAAATTTGACGTAAGTTATCTTACTTCATTCAACCCTACATGGTTGAGAGGCAATAACGCGGACAATCTCTTACGCAAATCCTATTTTGCAGGCATTATTAAAGGCCTATCTGATGGTGATATCTATAGCCATGAAGTCGCCCTCGTCCTTGACGTATCCGATTCCCTAACAACAAAAGTCAAGTTCATGTTCAATTTCCAGACCACCTAATAATAAATTATTTTTCCACCAAAACGGCACCTAAATGGTGTCGTTTTTATTTGTATAATCATTTTATGACAATTATTGCAGATAAAATTAATTTCTTGTGGCTCGATGTAGAAACAACCGGACTTGATCCGGTTCGTAATGACATCATACAAATGGCTTGTATTCCCGTGGTCAATGGCACCGAGGATACAAAGCACTTTAATGAGTTTTGTCAGCCATTTGATTGGAAGACGGTTGATGATAAAGCCCTTAGCATTAACAACATATCTAGAGATCAATTGTATAAGGCACAAGCCCCATCAGTTATGGTTGATCATTTTATCGCATATTGCAAGCAGTATGGTGTAAAGTTTACCATTGCTGGTTATAACGCAGAATTCGATAGAAACTTCTTATCAAATCTATTTAAGAAGTGTAGTCTTGAAAAAGAATTCAATGAAATATTCACCGCAGACCTACGAGATACTTATAAGCGTATAAAATCAATAAAAGCCCAATTGCCTACTGCAAATGTCAAATTAGCCACGCTATGTGCCCATTTTAACATCGCAATCAAGGCTCATGATGCTTTATCTGACATTTCAGCCACCATGAAGCTAGATAAGATCATTTCTGACATGCTCGGTGATGAGGATATTTCTAGTTACATAACTGAACACAAAGTTGACAGTTCTTTACAGCTAAAAGAGCCAGTCCAGCTGCATATGCACTCGAAGTACAGCTTCACTGACTCCTTGTCATCTGTAAGTGAAATCGTTGAGTGGTGTATTAAGACTGGGACCCCAGGTTTTTCTGTAGTTGATCACGGAAATGCCGCGTCTCTATTTGAAATGACGAAAATTCCAGATATCATTAAATCTATCAATAAGAAAACTAAATCAAATCATGCAAGCGACATAGTCCAAGGTATCCCTGGGACAGGTCTATATATCAAGCATAATGAGTCTTATTTCTATTTAAATGCTTGGGCTATTTCTAATACGGGATATAAAAATATCGTCAAATTGGCCTCAGAGGGTTGGACTTCTCGAATCACAATATCCCAACAAGAATTCCCAGTCCTTTCATTAGAACAAGTTTTTGCAAAAAAGGACGGCATCGTCTTCGGCGTTCCAGGTATTAACGGTCCATTTACTGACTTAATCGTTAAGAAAAACATTTCTGGCATAAAAGATCTGCTATTACTACTCAACGATAACTTAGATATAAGATTAGAACTTGCTGCTATAGATGTCTTTAAGTATTTTGACTCTAATCTGGGATTTATGAGTTATGGCATTGAAGGTGCTAATATGCAAAAGGCCATCAACAATATGTATTGGATATTGGCCAATACATTTAACATCAAATGTATCCCCGTATCTGATTCGCACTATCTAGACCATAAAGATAAAGTAATTCATGACTGTGTTTCTAGGAACGCATATAAAGACCAGCGCCACTTCCTAGAATCTAGGCACCAACTGAATTCTAATGAGATATACACAATACTTCAATCCCACTTAGGCAATAAGATGTCTATTAAGGATTATTTGGTTTTAGTAAATAATACTTATGACATCGCTACACTAGCTCAAAGTGTTAATATTAAGCACGATTTCCATTTGCCAAAAATTGAGATTTCACAGGCCATTAAAGATCGTGAAAGTAACTACGACAATCAGACCTACATGCACACGCTCCAAAAGATCAAAGAACACGGGCGTTGGAATAACTCACCAGAGTACGTCGAACGATTCAAAAAAGAAATTGACGTTATCATGAAAAATGAAACACTCAACTTCCTCCCCTATTTTCTAGTCTATGAAGATGTCTGTACTTTTGCTAGATCATGCGATCTATTGCAAGGTATTGCTCGGGGTTCAGCAGGCGGTTCACTCTTGTCGTACTATCTAAAGATAATTCACATTGATCCCGTTGCATCTAAACTGCCGTTTGAGCGCTTCTTATCTCATGCTCGTATTAGAACAGGTTCTTTTCCAGATATCGATCTAGATATCGCTGACCGAGCAAGACCGATGGTCATGAAATTCTTACAAGAAAAATACAAATTAGGTTTTGCACAAGTCTCTACATTTCAAAAGGTGAAGACTAAAAATGCTATAAAAGATGCAATGGCAACTCTTTATGGTCGAAATCGCAACGATTTTGAAGTCAAGACGATATGTGATTTAATTCCGGATTCTCCCCAGGGATTGGAAGAATGGGATTTTCTATATGGCTATGTTGACCAAGAAGGTATAGCTCATAAGGGCCAAATCGAATCTAATGAGATGCTAAACAACTTCTTTCAACAGCGACCTGAAATTGAAGATATGGTTAAGAGATTAATTGGCTCTATTAGAAGCTATTCTCGCCATGCTTCAGCTTTTGTTATCTCTACGATTGATCTAGCAGACGGCAGAGTGCCAACAATGATTATGACCGATAAGGACCTAGGCGATATCTTGGTCACCCAATTTGATGCTCCAATGGTCGAAAAGAGCGGTTTAGTTAAAGCTGATATCTTAGGTCTTAAGACACTAACAATGACATCAGATTGTATTAAATTGATTAAATCAAATCATAATGTAGATTTCATGGAAGAAGTCAAAGGCGTCCCATTAGTGTATCGCCTACCAGACGAGGACGAAAGAGTGTTCTCTGATTTTTACAGAAGAGATACCGATTCATCTTTTCAATTTAACTCAGGTGTTATTAAGAAGGTAGTGGCTGATTTTACACCGACTAAAAAAGAACATTTATCCATCATGACGGCCCTAATGCGCCCAGGTGCGATGGACGCTCAAATGGACATTGGAACAGTTAAGAATAGAGTGCAAATTCAGAAAACAAACGAACATGTGGAATATCTAATGTCTGCTGCTGATTTCTATATCTCAGTGAGAAAAGGCTCAAATGAGGCATTCTATATCCACCCAGATCTCGCACCAATTCTTGAATCTACTTATGGCGTAATTGTATACCAAGAGCAAGTAATGCAGATCCTTGTTGAGATTTGCGGATACTCTCTAGAAGAAACAGATACGATTCGTAGTGCTATTGCAAAGAAAAAGCATGAAGTCATTATGGAGGCATTTAAACGAATTAGGGAGTCTACGGCTCAACGAGGTTGGAGTGAAGCTCAAGCTAATGCTCTTTGCCAGCAGATTCAAGCCTTTTCTAGATACTCATTTAACAAATCCCACTCCCATGCTTATGCTGAGCTTGGATACATTACAATGTATTTGAAGCAATATTACCCACTCGAGTGGTGGTGTGGCGTACTTAACAATGAGGATGATGCAGATAAGATTCGATCATATATTGTTAAACTAGCAGACAAGGTCTCACCACCAAGTCTTACAAACCCTAGTAAACTATGGTCCATTAATAATGGTAAGTTGATTGCTCCAATTTCGGCGATTAAAGGTATTGGACCATCAGTAGTAGATGAGTTGGTTGCCAAAGGTCCATTCCAAAATATTGAGGACTACATAGAGCGCGTCAATCATTCTAAAGCAAACATTGGGGCAATGTCTGCGTTTATTAAGTCTAGGGCTGCAGACGACATGATGGACCATTCAATAGTAGACTATATTGAGCGTAGAATAGCTTTTATGAATAAGTACACTAGTCTTAGAAAAAGCAAGACTACATTCAAGCCAGAGATGTTTACAATGAACTATCTCTCAATATTTCTAAATGAGCGCGAACTTAATGGTGCTTTCAATAAGAGTCTATTATCATCACCAGATCTAACAAATATCTTATTGTCTAAGTGGCCCGGTCTTAGAAAGACTGGTAGCAAACTGATACCTCTTGCACTTGGCCGATATAATGCAGAGACACAGAATGACGACTCGACCTATATCGTGCCAGATATCAAATCTGCAGAGATGATGCTATCTAGTGGTTCTGATAAAGAGTTCGGTTTGATAGGTCTATTTCAAGAGTCGAGTTTTGCCAGTGGTATCTCTAAGAAGTCTGGAAAGCCTTGGCAAAGACTATCAGTTACTGTCTCTGACGGCTATAACACAATGGAATGCACTTGGTGGGATAGAACAAAGCCACTTAGATTTGAAAAGAACTCAGTTATCTTCCTGAGAGGCATATTCAAACCAGGATGGAGAACGCCCGTCTCTATGCAAATAAAAGAGATTGAACGGGTAGAATAACCGCACACACCTTAGGAGGACCTATGTCAACAAGATTTACAGTCGTAAAAGAAGAGCCAAAAGATTTGGCAAAAGATACTTATATTATAAAAGCCCCTGATTTTTTAGAAGAAATTAAATCTAATAAAGGCCGTGAACCTCGCGGTGGTCACACTGCATCTACACACTTACGCTATATCGTAGGAACGATTGGTGCTAAGTATGATGCAGCGCTTGGTGCCTACTCCGTTAAGCCCCATCTATATGAGGGACGTAAATATGACTCAGATGTAGAACTATCTACGGTTGTCATCGAAATGCTCCAATCCCAATATCCAAAAATCTTTGAAAGCTATCTAGATCATAAAATTAAGCAACGTCCACCTAATACTAAGTTGATTTATTTCGTAGGCGGATACGACCATCTATCTCCATTTATGGCTAATGGGATTAGTGTAATTGATGAAAGCGATGTTGAAGAATTGCTGAATCTAAAGTCACAAAAAAAATCTAAAGCATAATATTTTTCCAAACTAAAGATGCCCTAGTTTTACTCAAAAGACTAGGGCATCACTGTATATAATTCATTTTTTGTATAATTTATTTATGCAGATTGTGGTATAATTAAACTGCCAATGTTTGGCCAATAACTATCTATGGAGTATATCTATGAGTGCAAAAATCAAATTGAATCTCGAATCCCTAAAAGCTCGTCGTGAGTGGAAGCGTCACAAAGTGACTGACGGACATAATGTGTTCCGCATCTTGCCTCCATTTGGAGAAACCTCTAATGGCTATCCATACCGCAAATGGCAAATCATTTGGGGTCTTAATAACCCAGAAGATGGACGTATGCGCCCTTATGCATCGTCAATGACCTCAGAAAAAGCATGCCCAGTTACTGAGTATACCAATCAACTTAAAGAAAAACTAGACACCCTTCGCGCTAAGCTTCAGACTGCAGGTACTGCAGAAGAAACTATCAAAGAGCGTCTTGCTGCACTGTCTAAACTTATTGGCGATTTGTCTCCAAAAACAGTTTACATCTATAACGCTGTAGATAAGGCAGGAGACGTTGGTCTTCTTGAGCTTAAATCTACTGCTCATAAGAAAATGAAAGCAGAAATGCTAGACTATGTTAGGGTATATAACCAAGATCCAACATCTCTAAACTCTGCCGACAACGATTCAGGTGTTTGGTTTGACGTTATTCGTACTGGTCTAGGTCGCGATACTGAATATGACGTCAAGAAATGTCAAATTCGTGTTAAAAATGAAGCAGGAAAACTGTCGTTTGAAGATGATCGTGCCGCGCTTACCGATAGCGTAGTAGATTCTTTTGATGATCTTGCTTACAATCTGTCTACCGTATACCAAGTCAAGACATATAAAGAATTGAAAGAAATTCTTGATGCCAATATGAATGACATCATTCGTGCCATTCCAGATGCTGATCTAAACGCGTCTATGTCGGTTCTGGCCGTAGTACCAATGACTAAAGCTAAACCAACAGCTAAAGTAACACTTAAGATCGAAGATCCTGAGGATTCTGAAGACGACGCTCCTTTCGCACAAACACCAGTGCGTGCTGCTACACCAGTAGTTAAAAAAGCTGCGCCATTAGTCACACACGACGAAGATGATTTTATTAAACAAATGGAAGCACAACTTCTTAAATAAAGGGCAAATCAATGAGCGAATTACAATCAGTTGATGTAACCGCTCTTGCCCAGTACCTAGACAAAGTCGGACAAATATCTACTGTAAGTAGGGTAATGGGTCCGACTTTGTTGAGGGATCTTATTGAAGGGCAAGATGTTGCTGGTGCGTTATTGGCTAGGGCTATTCGTGAAGAAGGCAAGGCAAAAGCCCGTCTTGATCATGCTAGGGCCGTAGCATACCTAGAGAGAGCCGCAGAGTACTTGAAAGATCGCAGTGTTAAAGATACCAGCGAAGCTAGAAAGATGTACACAGACATCGATCCTGATGTTATGAAGGCTCTAGATTACAGAAGCATGACAGAAGCAATGGTTGCACTATTGAAAAATAAACTTAGCATTATTCGCCAAGCTCACGACGATCTAAAAAAGATTATCTATGGCGATAATAATGGAACAAATTGGGATGGTATGTGAAGAAGGTCATTCACGGCAAAAAGACATCGATCAGTGTAGTTAAGGATTGGGCTGTTTCTTTAGGTGGAGAATTACTCTCTACTGAATATGGAAACGCATTATCTAAGTTAGACTGGCGATGTGCTTTAGGTCATGAGTTTAAAACTACCTTTAATCATGTTAAAAACAGAGGACAATGGTGTCCAGTTTGCGGAAGAGAAAAAGCATACAGATCTCTTATTATAAGAATGTCTACGCAGGAAGCTAGAGATAAAATAAGTAGAGGACACTTAAAACGCCTTGATTTATTAAGTAAATATACTAGTAAGTCGCAAAGAAAAATAGCTTCTTCTATAAGAGACCATGTAACTGGCCTAATTCGCAACCCGAAGAAACACAAAAGTATTCTTCCCTTATTAGGCTGCTCAATAGATGAATTTAGGTTACACTTAGAATCAAAGTTTCAGCCTAATATGACTTGGGAAAACCGCGGTTTTAAAGGTTGGCATATAGATCATATTAAGCCTCTCGCTGACTTTGATCTAACTGATTCTAATCAACTAGAATCTGCTTGTCACTATACAAACTTGCAGCCATTATGGTGGCGAGAAAATTTGGTAAAATATTGTTATTAAAGGAGATTATATGAGTAAATGGTTAACACGCCTCACAAATGACTTCGGTGTAATTGCAGCAACGCTTGATGCTAAATTGCCACCGGTAGTTCCAACTAGATCCCCATCACTTAATTGGGCAACAAGCATCGGTGGATTCCAACCTGGGAAGGTATCCGTATTATACGGACCCGAAAGTTCAGGTAAAAGTCTACTTGCGATGATGGCTGTTGCTGACGCTCAGAAAAAAGATGCTGATGCTATCTTTATCTGGTTCGATGCAGAATTTTCTTTTAACTTAACATTGTTCACTAAAATTGGTGGCGATGCTAAGCGGTTAATTGTTCGTAAATCAAATGACCCTTTGAAAATATTCGATTACATTGGTGGTGAAATGTTGGAGGCTCTACAAGAAGGAGCTCCAATCAGAGGTATTGTTATTGACTCTATCAAGGCCATCAGGTACCCTAAAGAAACCAATATGAAGCAGACAACAGACCAAAAGATGGGTGGAACAGGTGCATCATACTTACCATCTACCCTGAAACTAGTTGTTCCTGTAATTGCGCAGTACAACCTGCTC